GAAATCCTTTTATTCAATATAGCGTAGGACCTCCAGCACGAGGATCGTGGAGGGATGATATCAGAGGACAGGGCGGATTCTTGGATATTCCAACAAGTGAAGATATCGTCGCTGTTGGATTTGTAAGAGATAACCTCGTCATCTATTGCGAGCGTTCCACTTGGCAACTAAGATATACAGGACGTTCCATTTCTCCATTTCAAATTGAACGAGTCAATAGCGAACTAGGAGCCCAAAGTCCTTATTCTGCGGTTCAATTTGATACATCTCTTGTCGGAATCGGAGATAAGGGGATTGTTGAATGCGATAGTTATAAATCTGAAAGGATAGACATCAAAATACCAGATCTGATTTGGAATCTTCAAAATTTAAATAATGGAGTTGTGAGAGTACAAGGTATCAGAGATTTTGAGAATCGATTAGCTTTTTGGACGCTTCCAATTGCTTCTTCGAATTCTATTTTTCCTAATCAAAGGCTTGTGTACAACTATGAGAATGATTCTTGGGCATTATTTGATGATTCACTAACTGCTCTTGGAACTTATCAACCTCAATCAAGTCGAACTTGGTTAAACACGCCTCTACCTTGGATTAAATGTAATTTCCCATGGATTAGTCAGCCTTCAGAAGTTGCAACAATTGTAGCTGGAAATCAACAAGGATTCATCGAATATTTAGATGAATTGACAGTCAATGATGTCAGTCTTTTCATCTCGAATATTATAGGATATGGAGTTGCTGGACCTCCTATTACCGGTACTCCTACAGTTGTCACCTCTCCAAATCACAACATGGAAACTGGATTTGTTATCGGAATAAGCGGAATTCCTGTAGGGAGTTCTTTTGCTAATTTGAACGGTGGGATTTTTGGAATTATTGTCCTGGATGTAAATACTTTTCAGTTGATGTTATATGATCCAATCGGCATGCAATTTAGCATTCCACAACTAGATGTGCCAACTACTCCATATGTAGGAGGTGGACTCATAAATATACGAGAAAACTTTTCGATCACAAGCAAGAAATTTAACTTTCTCGATGAGGGACAGAATATTCAGATTGGTTATTTGGACATTCTTATGGCATCTACAGAGCCTAATGAACCAGGCGCAATTTCTCTCTATACATATTTGGATTATAACGATAGCGAACCTTCAAATACAGTTCCAAAGAATGAAATCAATGACTACAGCCCAGTGAGCAATCCAGATACTTTTTTCAATTCTGTTATTCCTACTACGACTTCGTCACTGAATAATGTGGGAGGAACGAAATTTTGGCAACGTGTTTATTGTGCTACAAGGGCTAATTTCTTGACTCTCCAATATACATTTTCAAACGCACAAATGGCTGGAGAAGAACAAACAAAAAACGTACAGATTGATGCACAAGTATTATGGCTCAGAAAAGGCGGAAGGATGACACAAGGTTAAGAAATACTGAAAATATCAAATAAGAGGATAATATGAGTTCATATCAGCCAGGGATACCAACGGGAACTGTAAATTTAGATCAAGATTACAAGAATATACAGAAAAATTTTCAGCAATTAGACACGAGTTTTGGTATAGATCATGTGACATTTTCTAATCAAACTCCTCAGAATGGATATCACGAATCTATTCATTTTAATCCAGTTTCTACAACAACTACTAACCCACCAAATAATCAACCCTTATCACATTCTACTTCTCCTCCTTCTCTTCCGCCTTTAGTTCCTGGATATGGCCAATTATTCAGTTCAACGATTAATGATGGGGTCACCGTTGATAATTCTCTTTATTTTCTGACTGGAAATGATTTACTTCTACAATTGACACGGAATTTTCAACCTGTTTCTTCTACAAACGGATATACATTCCTTCCAGGAGGAATTATTGCAGCTTGGGGAAAAAAACAGATTATTTTAAGTCCTGGAGCGAGTGGGACTATAACATTTCCTACAGTCTCATCTAATCCTGTATTTTCGAATGTATTCAATGTGTTTACTTTAGTCGAATATAATTCAAGTGTTGCTACACCATCGTCCACAAGTAGTATGACTATTTCTATCGATACTTTTACTTTGACCAAAACATCATTTTCTTGGTTTGCTGGCGGTTCTGGAGGATCTTATAGAGGTTTTTACTGGATAGCATTAGGAAATTAAAATGAACATATCAGACAGTCAAATCCTAGAAAGTTATGTCCCAGTTTATGATGTGATACCAGAGAAATGGGAACAAGCACGTCCGGCTATTGTTGAACAATTGAAGAGAATTGCAAATGCTGTAAATCTAAGAGAAATAGGATTTTTTCTTGATGAAGAACTGCTAAGTGGAAAGGCATTTCTTCCAGGGACTAATAATATTTTAGATGCTGGGACATCACAACAATTTCGTTCTATTTTGCGAAAAGTGATTGTATTTCCCGGACTATCTTCTGGGATAAATACACAACCTCATGGAATTACTGTAGACGCGAATTTTAGTCTTATTCAGTTATTCGGAGCTGCAACGAATGCAACTACTTTTACTGGAGAACCTATTCCAAATGGAGCGGATACGATAAAATATGACTCAACGAATATTATTATAACAGTCGCTGCAGCCTATACCAGAGCGTTCGTAATAATCGAATACATCCAAGAATTATAAGATGTAAAGCGGATTTACATAGGAGTAAATGTTATGCCAGGATTATTTAAATCAATACGGAATTTCTTCACAGGTACACCTGAGAAAAGAGAAAATGTTTCAACTTTAAGACCAGAACAAGAAGATCTATTTCAACAATTACAACGATCTGGAACGCAACGAGGAGCTGGAGGAGCATATGGAACAGCAGCAGACTATTATCGAGATCTTTTAGAAAATGGAGAGGAAGATTTTGATAGATTTGCAGCTCCTCAATTGCGTCAATATAATCAAGATATTGTCCCAGGACTTTCAGAGCAATTTGCAGGGATGGGTGCGGGAGGACTATCTAGTTCAGGATTTAGAAATGCTCAAATACAAGGTGCAACTGATTTATCTGAAAGACTTGGGGCAATACGAGCTAACCTAAGACAAGCAGGTGCACAAGGATTACAGAATATTGGACAGCAAGGATTACAGAATTTCAGTCAGAACATGGTGACACAACCTGGAACACAAGGAATGCTTGCACCTGCGTTAGGAGCATTAGGAAGTGCAGCATTAGGTCCAGTAGGTGGAGCAATAGGATCATTAGCTAGTGGCGCTGCAAATAATTGGCTTAAAAATTCTTTTGGTGGAAATAAGGTCGGAATGAATTCAAGTCCTTATGGAAATCAACAGAATAATTCTAGTGGATTCAATTCTAATCTTCCAAACTTCAATTCTAGGATGAGATAAATATGGCACAATATGTAAAACAGGGTGATATATTTGGAAGAATCGGAAGCAATATTGGACAAGGACTAGCAGAGCAGATTCCAAAAGAAGTGGAAAGAAATCGACTTTCTACAGGACTTAAAGAATTGAATCAACGTAGGAACTTATCACCACAAGAATATTTTACTGGAGCTTTAGGGATTCCAGGAGTAATGGATCGACCTCAAGTATTGCAAAGTTTAGAAAATCTATCAAGGCAAAGAGCTGTCATAGATAGCATAAAACAGCAGCAACAGGATATGAATAGGCAACTCAGATCCCCACAAGAAACACAAAGACAACCTGAAATATCTTCTCCAACTTCTGCTACTACAATACAAGGAGTACAATCTGCTTTAAATCCTTACATTCCTCCATCTGGACAAGAAGTAGAAAATATGGCCCGTCAATTAGTAGCTAATGAACCATATATTTATCCGAATATCGAAGCAGCAAGACAAGCTGTGAATAATAAAATTGCAGCAGATGTTAATCAATCTAATTCTAGGATAGCAAAAAGAGATCTCGAACAATCTGTACAGACAAAAGCTGAAAATGAATTGACAAAAGAAATTCAGAGACTAGGTGTTCAGATTCCTGGGAGAGCTTTATCTAGATTAGAAAGTGAAGCTATAGAAAGGGTAAGAAAAGGAGAATTAACTGAGAAAGATGCAGCAAAGGAATACGGGGAAAAAGCGGAAGCAAAGTCTAGGGATTATTCTAAAATCAGAGGATGGGGAGGAATAGATTTGATTACAAATAAACCAAAAGATTTGTTTTCTGCTATAAAAAGCATACGTAAAAATAATCCAGACTTAAGAGATCGCAGGGATTTAGCAGAAGAAATGATAGGAGAAACTCTTATTTCTCCTGAGCTTGCTCATGCTCAAATGCTTCCAGTAAGTGAGAATAATAAATTGCATGAAATTTTGAGATCTCTTCCTAATATAGAACGAAAAGTTGAGAAAGTTGCAGGATTACCAGGATTAGCAGGAATGGGAGTATCTCCAACGTCAAAAAAATCTAAAGATGAAACAAGGAAAATTGCTCCTGAATTATTGAAAGCTATGGGAACAACAGGAAGTCCGTTAGCGATTAAATACGAATTGGATAAAAAAGGATATGATGGATCAGAATGGACAAACTACCTTGCAGATCATAGGGGAGAATTAACAGGGGATCAATACAGTGAATTAGGTTTTACTCAGAAATCTTTTATGGCACTTCTCAATGATTTGTGGTTTAAATATTTTATGGAGGCCCAATAATATGCAACCTTATCAAAAAGCAGAACGCGCTTTAAGAGAGAGTGGAGAATATCCTATCAATCTTGCGAAAAATATTGGTTTAGGTATTGCGAGTGGAGCAGCAGCAAAATTTGGATCATCAGCTATAAGTACGATTCTTCCTAAAATTAAAGCTCTGATCAATGAATATGTTCCAGATGATATTTCAATGAAAGGACTCGAAAAGGTGGATCCTAGATTTAAAGAATTCATTAAAGGCGCATTAGATGCTGGATATGATTATACGGATATAAGAAATTCTATTGGGGAAAGGATAGAGAAATCGGAACAAAATCATGTTAGACAGAATAAAAATTTGATCGAACAAGAGTCTCCTGAACTTCATCAATTTATCTTATCAGAAATCCAAAAAGGAAGATCTCACTTACAAGCGGGCGCTCTTGCACAACTCGAAGATAAAAAAGGTTTTAGCAAAATCATTAAAAAACTTGAGAAATCTCATCATGCTCCATGGTCTTCTATTTTAGAGACAATATATGGAGGACAACAACAAGCTATATCTCCTATAGAGGAAGAAAAGCAGCAACCGCAACAAATGCAACAACAAGGTCAACAACCTGGCCAAGGATCAGCTGCACTTATGAAAATTCTTCAGAAGATCCAACAAGCTAGAGGCGGTTAATGAATCCAGCTCAAGAACTTTCCTCTTTAGAAGCGTTATTGGATGAACTTCTTAATACTATCCAAGAAGTTTTACAGTCAGGAGAAATTTTAACTGATGAATTGCAACAGACTCTAGCTCAAGAAATTGAGTTTATGTTTGATAGAATTAATGAGTTACGTTCTCAAAATCCAGTTGAAACTTTATCCCCTCAAGTAGGAAAACAACCTCAACTCACACAGGGCATGCCTTCTAGCAATGTTGAATCATTTGGATATGATGATAAAACAGGACGACTTCTCGTAAGATTCTTAGGAGAATATCCGAATAAAGAGGGCCCAATCTATGGATATGAAGGAGTACCAAAACAGATATTTGATCTCTTCCAGAAGGGAGCTGTTCCAGCTAGGACGGATGGAAAAAATAAATGGGGGAAATGGTGGAAGGGGAAAGTTCCGTCATTAGGAGCGAGTCTATATACACTGATTAATAAGGGTGGTTATCCATATAAAAGATTGGGTTAAAATTTCTTATTTCGTCCTCTCAGTTCGATCTTCCTTCAGCATGCAGCAGTCTTTCGAATAAAACGCACCTTCCATACGATTTAGACTCGTTCTGAGTTCCTTGATATCATTTTCAATGCGATCTAATCTTTGATCGATTTTATCGAATTTCTGATCGATTTGGTCAAATCTTCTATCTAACCTAGACCAGAAAAATCCAAACATCGCCATCATCGCAGCAACGATACTTCCAATTGATGCAAAATCCATCTTCTATTTTCCAATGTAAATATTCTGAAACTTTCTTAATCTTTGACTTTCAATCTTCTTAAATCATATTCGATTCATATTACCTCATCAATACGAATGAATTTTCTAATTTCTGTAGATATTAAATATTTTTTTTGATAAATTCGTGTTAGCGTGAGTGGAGTCGCTCTCCATGGCTGTTTTACGGATCGCCCCCGTAGATATATAGAACTCAAAATCTATTAAAAAACTCTATGGAGGCTATATGACAGCACCACTCAACAACACTGCCC